ATTGAGTGGGCAGAAGAAGACGGCAACGAGATCCAAGCAGCGGAGTAATGTTACATGCCACTAAGCAAGCTCCAGTTCAAGCCGGGAATCAACCGAGAGGGCACCAACTACTCTAACGAAGGTGGTTGGTTTGACGGAGATAAAATCCGTTTTAAGTCTGGCTATGTGGAGCGCATCGGTGGGTGGGACCGAGTAGCGACGACAACCTTTGAGGGTAGCTGTCGCAACATGCTAGACTTTGTTACCCTTAATTCAGACAACTTCTTATTTATGGGTACGCACAAGAAAGCATACTTGGAGGACGGTGGCACATATAACGATATAACCCCGCTTCGCACGACCTTGACTCTCGGATCTAATCCCATCACAACAGGAACCGCTGGGTCTGGAACAATTACAGTAACTTTCAACTCTCATGGTTCTGATGCAGGGGACTTCGTGACACTAGCGGGAGCTACTGCGGTAGACGGAATAACTGCTGATGAAATAAACCAGAACTTTGAGATATTAACTGTAGCATCTTCGGGCAACTCTTTCACTGTAAACACAGGTGGGGCAGCATCCTCTGGTTCAACTGCTGGTGGGGGTGGTTCTGTTACAGCCGCTATGGAAATTGGTATTGGCCTTGATACAACGCTATTGGGTAATGGTTGGAGCGCAGGAACTTGGGGCCGTTTTACTTGGGGATCTGGTGCAGGGTCGTTAGCTGGACAAAACCTACGTCTTTGGTTCTCGGACTCATGGGGCGAGGATCTTGTGGTTAACCTAGTGGACGGTAGGCTTTATTACTGGGATGCTACAAACGGTAAGACTACTAGATTGGCTGATTTAAGTACTGTATCTGGTGCGTCTAATGTTCCAACAACTGTTCGAAGAGTTATGGTATCTGATACAGACAGACACGTCCTGTGCTTTGGATCTAACCCTTTAGGCAGTACCACATTCGATCCTTTGTTAATACGCTGGTCTAGCCAAGAAAGTGTTTTGGATTGGACGCCTACGGCTACAAATACTGCTGGAGATATACGTTTATCGCAAGGGTCGGAAATTGTTACAGCCATTCGAACAACGCGACAGATTCTTGTATTCACAGAAAACAGTTTGCACAGTGTACAGTTTATTGGTCCTCCGTATACGTTCGGTACAGCAATCCTTGGTACAAACGTTCGTATTGCAGGGCCAAACACAGCCATTAGTGTAAATGATTTAGTGTTTTGGATGGGTCAGGAAAACTTCTACGTTTATGATGGTAGGATAAATCCCATACCATGCAGTGTAAGACAGTACGTGTTTGACGACATTAACCGCCAGCAATCATTTAAGTTCTTTGCAGGGAGCCTATCGAGCAACTCAGAGGTTTGGTGGTATTACTGTTCCGCAGGGAGCACCGAGGTAGATCGGTATGTGATCTACAATTACCTAGAGAAGACTTGGTATTACGGCACTCTTGCAAGAACAGCTTGGAACGACAGGGCTTCGGGTTCTAGATTATATCCGCAGAGCCCCGGAACAGATGGCATTCTTTATAACCACGAGTTTGGTTTGGACGATGGAAGCCAAACCCCTGCTATACCTGTCAATGCGTTCATTCAGTCTTCGGACTTTGACATTGGCGACGGGCAACAGTTTATGTTGATTAACAGGGTGCTTCCAGATTTAAACTTTGAGTCGTCTACAGCAGCGGCACCACAGGTTACATTTAGTATGGGCGCAAGAAACTATAGCGGTAGCGCAGCGGGGCAAGGTAGCGTAAGCGGCGATGTGGTTCGTTCGTCTGTTGTTTCAGGAACGGACAACTACACGGACCAAGTTCAAATGAGATTGCGCGGAAGACAAGTAAACCTAAAGGTTGAAAGTGATACGACTGGAGTAAAGTGGAGGCTGGGCGCACCTAGATTAGATGCTAGACCGGACGGTCGTCGATGAGTAGAAAGATTGTTCGATCTATTATTCCAATTGCCCCTCTACAATATGACTCTGCATATGTGAATCAATTAGCGCGGTCCTTGGACAACTTTATAGATGAGACTAGGAACCCACTTTTAAACATACCTAACATGCCGAACGTAAGTGTAGTTAGTATTTTAGAAGAAGGCGATCTTTTTGAGGACAATGGTTTTGTAAAGATCAAACGTGCAAACGCAACGCCTGTCACAACAAACGTGGGCACGTCAGCAATAGGAACAGTAACGGTGGTGATATCATGACAGACATACTTATTATGCCAGACGGAAGCAGGTGGAAACCTTCTTCAAGTTCTGATACAGTGGAATGTGTAAACTGTAATAATGCAGTGGACACGCCAGAAGAAATTGCTTCTTACCCTGACGGAAATTGCCCGGATTGCGGAGAGTCATGGACAGGAAGCGAAAAGCGGAGTACAGTAATAATTGTTACTATGCCAGAACAAATATCAGGAGAGAGTTAATGTCCGCTGTTGATGTGATCAATTTACCCAACGGGGGTCTAGCTTCCTTTCTTTCATCTAATTTAGATGAGATTGATGACAGAACCTTAGCGTTTGGTCAGCAAAGCGGTTTAAATTCTTTTGACGAAGTTGCGCAAAAAATGGTTTCTTTTGGTAGAAACGGTGACGATAAACTTATTCATGCCAAAACTGGGGAGCTTGTTGTTTCTCCAGAAATTTTAGAAGAAAACCCAGAGCTTGCATCAAAACTTGCGGAAGGTTTTAAAAACTCCGACGTTGATATGGCAAGATATATTGTTGGTAATGAAAACAATAGCATAAATCCCTTTACGGGGCAGTCCGAGTTTTTTCTCAAAAAACTTGTATCTGGCGTAAAAAAACTAACGAAAAAAGCTTTTAACGTTGTTAAGAAAATTGCTCCTGTAATTTTACCTTTTGCAATCAATGCCATAGCGCCGGGTTTGGGCTCTATAGGTGCTGGTGCGTTAGGCGCGGGCCTCGGCTCCTTAATGCAGGGAAAGAGCGTCAAAGACAGTCTTAAATCTGCTTTAATTGGTGGCGCTATAGGGGGTTTGACGGCGGGCTTTAAAGGCATGACAATGGAAGGTGGATCCTTCGGTCAAGGATTGGAGCAGTTTGGTATGCCAAAAGGTATGCTCGGAGGAACGGGTCAACCTATTATTGGTGGGGAACTTGCTCAGCAAGCAGCCGACCGAGCTGCTGGCAGCAGCTCTAATTTCGTAGGGGATGCTGTAAATAAAACAGTTCAATCAGGAAAAGACTTTTATAATTATTTAACGCCTGATGCCTCCAGTTTGCAGCAGGCTAACTTTGAAGCGGCGAAACAAGCAATGGGAACAGACGCGTTTAATGCACTTAAGTCCGCTGAGAAATTTAAAATGTTCGAAGCGGCGACGCCGACCTTCATGCAGCAATATGGTAAGCTTGCCTTAGCAGGCGGCGCAGGGGCTGCGGCTCTCGGCGCTTTTGATCCACCTGACCAAAGCGATTTAAATGTTGCGGGGTACGATCCCAACGACACCGCAGAAAAAAGATTGGAAGAAAACGAAGGAAAATATCGAGTAGGCGTTCCCGTAAATCCTCCGGTTTATGTGGGAAAAGAAGATGTTCTTCAACAATACCCTGACGAAGATTTTAAAATTGCATCAAATTATCTAAAACGACCTATTTTTAATATACCTCCCGTATCGGCAGCGGCGGGTGGGGAGATGCAAAATTTTCCTCGGCGTTTGGGAGCAATTGCGGGAGCGGGCACAGAAACTTCTGATGACGTCCCTGCAATGCTTTCAGATGGCGAATTTGTTATGACGGCTCGTGCTGTTCGTGGGCTAGGTAATGGAAGTAGAAAAGCGGGTGTTAAAAAAATGTATGATTTAATGTCTAGATTTGAAGGAGGGGCAAGGGCATGAGCACAACAACCTCCATACAGATTGCAAAACAAGATCCCGCAATTGAGGCTTACCGTTTAGGTTTATTAGCAGACGTACAACAGTTCACAAAAGACCGTATTGCGTCGGGCACGCAAATGCCTGATTATCAGGTGGCGGGCTTAACAGGTAATGAGCAAGCTGCTATCAAGGCGGCTCAAACAGGCGTTGGGTCGTATCAACCGTTTATTCAGCAGGGTTCCGGTGCAATAGGGTCAGGCATTGCTAGTCTGACGGGCGCTGCTTCTGAGTTTAACCCCAGTACAAGAATCGGTGCTTATTTCAATCCCTATGAAAATGTTGCTGTGCAGCAGGCAATGGGCGACATTAATCGAGCGGGTCAAATGCAACAGAATCAAGCGGCAGCAAGAGCTGTTGGGGCCGGTGCTTTTGGCGGTAGCCGCGAAGGAATAGAAAGAGCAGAAATAGGCCGTAATATATTAGATCAACAAGGGCGGACCGCTGCTCAAATGAGAGCCGCTGGTTATCAGCAAGCGCAACAAGCGGCCATGTCCGGTTTTGAAAACGCCCGACAACGCCAGCTTCAAGGATCTCAAATGATGGGGCAGTTAGGTGTTCAACAGGCTGGTTTAGGTGAGATATTACAGAACTTGCAAGGTTCCGATATGCAAAACCTCTTAGCGACGGGCGGATTGCAGAGGGGTGTAGATCAATCTGCGCTTGATGCGGCGAGACTTACAAATGTACAAAGATACACACAACCTTACCAACAATATGGGTTTCTTTCTGACATCTATTCAGGCACACCGACAGGGTCCTCTACATTGACTGCGGCGTCGGCGCCGCAAGTTTCACCTTTTCAAACAGCTCTTGGTTTAGGTATACAGGGTTTGTCCGCCGCAGCAGGCGCAAACAGAGCGGGGTTATTTTAATGAACGTACCTACAAAATACAAAGGCTTCTCAAAACTACCTGAGCTTGTCCAACAAAGAATGAGCCCTGAATTAGCGGCTAAATATAATATGGGCGGTGCCGTTATGGATCGTCCCTTGTTTAGACAAATGGGAGGCGATGTGGCGCCCCCGCCGCCAATGCCAAGCGCCCCACCAATGGAAGATCCAAACGCCCAAGGAATTATGTCTGCTGAGATGGGAATGCGCAATAAAGCAGAAATGATGGCGCAAGATTATATGGCCAATACAGAACAGCGTTTGGACATGGCCGAATCTCCTGAAGAAGTTATTAACGCAATACGGGGTAATGATCGTCCCGTAGAGGATCGGTATCGGGAATTAGCTTCTTATGTTGGCGAGCAGGACGCCATGCAAACTCCTGAATCTGTTTTAGCAATGGTGCAGCCCACCTTAATGTTAACAGAAGAAGGGGCTCTAGACAGCGGAATCGGTGATCTAGTCAAAAATTTAGCTGGCGACATAGAAATGGAAACCTCCGAAGGTGATGCTACTGCAATGGGTGGCGGCGTAGGTTCTCTTATGATGGCGGGGGCGGGCAACACTCCACCCGAAAATTTTAACCAAGGCGGCGCCGTCCGCCTAGCCAACGGCGGCGAAGTCAGACCTTATTACGAAGCAAATTTACCTCTTTATCAAGAAGTATTGGGTAGTGGAGACGACGCTAAACGTATGTCTCAAGCGCAAGCCCTTTTTGCTATATCAGATGCGGCGGGTCGCTTTGCCTCTGGTGTTGGAGCGCAAGGTCAGGACGTTCGTGGGTTGTCCCCCGCCGCGCAACTGGCAGCGGCGACCACGGGTCTTGGCACGCAACTCGGCACTATAGGAGCGCAAGCAGATCAGGCGGATAGACAAGCGCGGCTCGCGGCTCTTAATGCAGGCGCCTCACAGTTAGAACGAGATAAAGCGGCGGCACAAGCAGCGGCTAATCGACCTATTGGTAAAATGTTTGAGGCGCTAGATTCCGAGGGAAACATTATCGCAACACAGCCGTTATCGACACAAAGCGATTATGAAGCTTTTCAAAAAGCAAATCCTGATGCTCGTATAAGAGAAAAAGTTCCGCCAAAAGGCGCGTCGATGAAATCAATGATCAACCTTAATGATCCAACTCAAATTATTGCTGTTAATGTAAACAATGCAGAGGATTACAAGGCGGCTGTTGGAGCTGGTTTTGTTGATTTGATGGACGCAAGCGCAATAGATAAGTTTAGAAATCCAGATGTTCAACAGATTAATTTGTATAGCGCGGACGGTGTAATTACTTTTGATTTATCGCAACCAGAAGAACGTGAACGGTACAATAAATTAAGAAACGAAGACGGCTATTCTGGTGATCCAACAGCCTACAAGCAACAACTTTCAGATAAATCACAAATGAAAGTTTTTAACCAGAAACAAGAAATTCTTGTTGCTCAAGAAATTGAAAAAGAACTTAGGGCAAGAGGATTTAGAATTGAAGATGAGGATCGTGCGGAGTTAATCAAAATTGCAGCAGAAGAAAGAGCTCAGGGTTATAAGTTTACTGACGCCGAACGAGATGAACGTTTTCAGATTGCTAAAGAAGAAAGATCCAAAGTTGATGAAATTGAAAGAGAATTACGGCAGTTAGATACTACGATTGCAGCGGAAGCGCGCGCAGAGGGTAGGGAAGTTTCCGCGGAAGAAAGGTTGCTAAAACGAACTCTTGATTCTGAAGATCGAGAAATTTTACGAGAAATTGCGGCAGAGGAACGAAAATTACAAACAACTTTAAGTGCAGAAGAGCGGGCACAACGCTATCAAGAACTTAAGGAAGACCGCCAAGAAGAGCGCGATATAGAGCAAGAACTCAGACAGCAAGGTTTTATCGTAGCCGCAGAAGACAGAGATTTTGTTAGAGAAATTGCTCAAGAAGAGCGAGATCTTGAAAGAGTCTTGAATAAAGAACAACGCGAACAAAAATACCTTATTTTTAAAGAAGATCGCGAAGTGGCAAGAACAATCGAAGCCGAACTTAGGCAGCAAGGTTATACCGTTAAAGCAGAAGACAGAGCTTTCCTTAGACAAATTGCTAAAGAAGAGCGCGCGTTGGGCAAAGAACTTAGTGCCGAAGAGCGTAAGAAAAAGTACGACGAATATCTATATAACAGGGACAGCGCTGATGCAGATACTATTATGTATGAATTGGATGACGGTACGATCCAAACCGTCCGAAAAGGCTCGAAGGAAGAAGATGCAATACTTAAAGCAGGAAACGCGAAATTAGTTTCTAAAACAAAATCAGAGCGCAGCCTCCTAGAGGACACTGCCTTAATGAGTCGATACGCAAGCGGGGACGAAACGCTAGACCCTGATACCGTGGCGGAGATTCAACGTGCCATCAATGATTATATTAAACCACAGCCGGGCGCTACCGTAAGCACTCCTGTACCACCTCTCGTGGAAAATGCCGAAAAGTTAAGATCTAGTTTAGGGCTCTCAACTACAATTCGTTTCCCTCCTCCTCAACCTATTTCTACAGCAGATAATTCTGCGTTAGAGAAATTTGGAGGAGCTGCGTTTGGTACAGCCGCCTTCTTCAGAAATATGGTAAACCTTGGCGCGGGACTGCTCGACATTAATGCACCCGCAGAGCAGACGGAAACCGCTTTGACTGAGCTGAATACGCTTAATGAAAGTGCAAAAATAGCTTTCAGAAATATTGTGCCCGGCAGATCACAAGAAGCAGTTAACCAGTTTGCTACAACACTTCCAAAAGGTAAGGCTCTTACTGGCACAAAACAAAAAGCGGCCAAAGAGGTGCAAGCCTTAATTACACTATTTAGAAGGGAAGTGGATAAGGCTCAAGGAGATCTTACTACAATTGTTGATCCGAGTGAGCGAGCCTCCGCAGAAAATGCGATTCTTCAATCAGAGGCAATTATTCAGGCTTACGACGCCTTGTTAGTTGGAATCGGAGGCGGTAAAAAAGTAGGGGTAGATCCATCTAAATTCGATAAACGAAAAACAAACAACACAGACACCACGAGAGACTAATGGCAGAAGAACAAAAAATAATTACGTCATTTGGTGAAAAGATACCTTTTGGATACGGTCAGGCTCGTAGAGAGGGTTTAACGGATGAAGACATTGCGTCTTATCTAAGCCAAGAAACAGGGTACGATTTAGACGCAGCGTATGAATCTGGTCTTAGTCCAACCGACGTTATTACTTATCTTGCAGATGTTGAAGACGATCCCACCGCAGCAGGCACTAGAGGTCTTTTACGGGGCTTAGGGCAAGGTTCAGGCATGGTCACTGGTGCGATGGCAGGCGCCCCCTTCGGACCTGTCGGGGTGATTGGCGGAGCTTTGACAGGTCTTATCTTTGCTGAAGGTTTAAATTCAATATTTTTAAACGATGAAGAATATACAAACGTTGGCGCAGAAGCTTTTGGAGAGTCAATGGGTGCGGGTATTCCAATGGTGGTCGCTCCTTACAGACTAGCCGCACAACAGCCTCTACAAAGCACTAGTATTTTTATACACGATTATCTCAAAAGCAGGGGAGTAAAACCGGGAGTAAGCGTTACGCCCCTTGATAAAATTTTGGATACGGCTAGACGTAGTCCCGGTGCTTTTGGTGCTTATGAAGTTGGTTCATTAACCTCGGCATCAACATTAGGTGCTTTGGCAGAGCAGTCCGACCCCGGCAATACCCTTAAAAGATTTGGTGCTGAACTGTTTGGTGGCACAGTAGGGAACCCTGCCAACTATGCTACGTTGCTTTATAATCCAATTAAACAATCTATAACAAGCTTTATTAGTGGTAGCAGAGAAGGTTCAAGACAAGCAAAGTTAGGGGCGCAACTTGTAAAAATATTAGAGGATTTTGGAGAAGATCCTGAGCAGGTTTCTAAAGCGCTGTCTGATTTAAGCGAAACAGAATTACAAACGCGTGCTAGACAATTAAACGTAGAGCCCGGCAAGATTAGATCCGCATTAAAAGCACAAAGTCCTGCCTTAGCTTTAATTAACAATGCGTTGATTAGAAGCAAGCGCTCCTCTCCAAAGGCAAAAAGGGCGGTTGAGCAGAACGCTCAAGCGATGAGCATGATTACAGATCTTTTGGTTCAAATGGACGATCCAGAGGCTTTGGCTCTTGCTTCAGAAATACAATTAAAAAACTATGAAACAACCCTCAGCTCTTTACTAGATTCCGCATTATCCGATGCAATGGAAACTGCTGCTAGATCCCTATCAACTTCAGAAGATGAAGGGGCAAAGGCGGGTCAAATCATCGGCGACAGCATTGGTCGTGTAATGACACTGGCAAGAGAGCAAGAAAAAGCTCTTTACAAAAAAGTCGATCAAAGAGATGGTGCAAATCCAACTAACATCATTATAACATTTGATCGAATTATGGAGAGGGAGGTTTTGCCCGAAGAGCCTTTGCCTTCTTTAATTACGAAGTTTGTTGGTCGTGTATCGGGTAGAGATGTAGATCAAGTAGACGATTACACTAAAGGGTATAACGAGAGCAAAGATGAAATTAAAACCCTGCAAGATCGTGCGAATAAATTTTCACAAACGGCGGAAGATTGGTCACAGAAGTATAGCCATACTCAAGAAGAAGTTGAAAACAATTTAATTGGTGGTTTTCTTTCCAGACAGGACAATGACTTGGTAAAAGTCATTAATGAGATGAAAGAAGAGACGGGCGCTCCTTGGAACGACTTAATTAGAGATCTTTCAAGAACGTCGGCAAAATATCGCGAAAAAGGTGTTTACGGTGTTGAAGAACGCTACGGGAATCAATATTCGGCAATAGAACGTAATCGAATAGCGTCATATGCAGAAAAAATGATTGACTACGCTCAAGCTTTAAAAAAAGTAGACGACGCCAAGATACAACAAATAGCAGACTTTAGGCTTGAACAAAAAGCTAGTGGTGAAATGGCGCCTACTTTTCAGGATATGAATCCTTTTCAAGCAGATCCCGATGTCACCGTTGGGGATTTAATGAAGTTTAGAAGCACTATGTTGGCTTACACACGAGACTCGATTGCTGCTGGACAATATAGAAACGCACACTTTTATGGGAAAATGGCAGAAGCGGCCTTAGATGATTTAGGTTTAAACCTTGAGGGCAAAGTAAAAGGCACGATGTTGACAGAAAATCAACAAAGATTAAAAGACGCCTTTAATTACAGCAAAACCTTCAATGATGTTTTTACAAGAAGTTTTGCGGGAAGTGTCTTGTCGAAAAAAGGAACAGGAAGCGATAGGATACCTCCCGAACTTCTGAAAGACAAAGTGCTCGGTGGTAGTGTTAATGCAACAAATTTAAACTTGCTTCAGTTACAGGACGCGGCGGAGTTTTTAGTTAAAAATGTTGGTGAAGAATTTGCTGAGACTTCCTCAAAAGAATTAGGCACCGTTTTAGCGGCTCAAGAAACAATGCTGCGAAGCGCCGTGTCACAATTTTATAATCCGCAAACTGACCGCGTTAACATGAACGGTTTGACAGGTTGGATGAATAAAAACGATGCTGCTCTATCACGGTTTCCTTCGCTAAAAGAGGAGTTGGGAGAAGCTGTTTTAGCTCAAAAAATATTAAAAGACACAACGGACGAAAACAGTTTATTTCAAAAGAATTTAAAAAATCAATTAGCTTTTGGAAAGTTTCTTGGCGAAGACGAACGACCCGGCGACGTAATTGGTACAATTATTGGGGATCCAAACAACAGAACGTCCACACCTTCAAAAAACATGAATGCTTTGATGTTGGCATCAAGACGCGCTGGAGACAATGTTTTTAAAGGACTACGCTCCGCAATCTTCGATCATGCCCACGCTTATTCAGGCTTGCATAAAGGTGAGGGCGAAGGCAGTTTGATAGCTTACAAGAATTACTTTACAAAACCCTTGGCTCGCGGCAAAGACTCGTTGCTTACCCTTATGCGCAAGCAAGGCATGTTTTCAGATGGTGAAGCCACACGTTTCAATACTTTGTTAAATGAAATGTCTTTTATTGAAAGACGTTTGCAAAGTGGAAAAGCCGAAGAACTTACGCCTGAAGATGTGCCAGATAGCCTACGAGACCTTGTTGTTCGTGTCATTGGTGCGCGTACTGGTTCTCAAGTTGCGCAGAACTTGGGCATGACAGGATCCATACAAGTGCCGGGTTTCTTTGCGCAAGAAGCAAGAAACCGTTTTATTTACATGCCAAAGAAATATATGGGCGATCTTTTGGTACAAGCCGCAGAAGATCCCAAATTAATGTCTCTAATATTAGCTAGAGGCGTTGAGGGAAAAACAAATAATCAAAAAATGCGTTTAGATCGTCGGTTGCGCGCGTACCTATTTAACGCAGGATTTGTGCCCTCTCGTGAAGAAATAGAAGAAAATATGGAAGAATTTACATTTCCAAATGTCAATTTGGGCTCTATGGCTGAAGCCGCAGAAATGCCGTCTCAACAAGAACTTGAAAATTATTTGTCTTCGGTGTCAAACGATTCTCCCCAGACGGCGCCGATAAAGCCTGTACCACTCCAGCCAACTCCTCCCGTGGCTAACCCCAGTGGTACAGGTAATAATAACCAGAGAACGCAATATTCAACGGTATTTCCAGATGACCCTATTGCGAAGTTGATTGAAGAACGCCAGCAAGGAACTAAGGCGGGCATTGGCTCTTTGTTTGGTAACTAAAGCAACCATTGTTTTGCATCTTCACCTAATACACGGCCTGCCAGATTAATTTTGTTACGCAACGCCTGTATTATCTTTTCGTCGATTGTTTTCTCTGCAAGTAAATCAATGTAGGTTACAGGCTTTTCCTGCCCTATTCTGTGAGCTCGGTCTTCTGATTGAAGCCGTATCTCTAAATCGTAACTGTTGCTAAAGTAAATCATTGTTGTGGCAGCGGTAAGCGTAATGCCATAACCACCTGTCTTTGGTTGCCCAACGAAGAAACGTAGCGGATTGTTTTCGTCCTGAAACGTGTTTACAATCTGTTGCCGTTCGCTTTGAGGGGTTTCTCCGTAGTAGCACGCGGCAGCGTCCTCCCCATATTTTTTCTTAAGAGCTTTTGTAATTTCGACAATATCGTGTGACCACGTTGCCCAGATAATAGCTTTGCCGTTAACTTCCTCAACAACATCTAACAGATCATTTAATCTGTTACTTTTAAGGTTAAGCATTTCGCCTTCGTCTGTTTTAAGGTGCCCACAGGTTATTTGTTGTAAACGCATAATCTGAGTAAGCACACTTTGCGTCGTTGTGAGCTCCCCGTTTTCGAGAAGAACAAGCGCATGTTTTTTCATTTGGTCATATGCTTTGCGCTGGTCTAAAGTAAGATGAACAATACGCGCCTGATAAATCTTTTTCGGCAAATCCAGACAATCCTCTTTTAAAACACGCATGCTAATGGGTTCCAGCTTCTCTGTGAGCTCGTCTAAGCGCCGATAACCGACTACTTCGTTAAATGATCTAGCCCCCATCATTCGCTTCTGTATGACCGCGTAGCGGCTTTGAAAGGCAAAGAACGAATTGAACCCCAGACATTTTTCTTCCAAAAAATCACATTGACTAAACAAATCCATAGGGCTTTTTGTAATGGGCGAGCCTGTCAGAATTCTACGGTATCTACAAAGCCTGCCGCATTTGATAATGTTTTTGGTTCGCTGCGCTTGTCTATTTTTTACAGTGGTGCTTTCGTCCACAATCATTATGCTTTTTGGATTAAGCTTAAGAAAATCTAACGCCGTTTCGGAGCCCTTGCCAGATGAAAAGGCTTCCACGTTCATAACAAATATGTGCAAAGTTTCTGGCTCGCGGAACTTGGGTATAGCAAAATCTTTGAGCTTTTGTAAAAACTTTTTAGACACCATTGGTTGCCAACGGAGTATTTTATGTTTGATTCGGTCTGGCAGGTGAGTGGGTATTTCGCCTTGAATCCAGTTGTCATAAACTCCTTTGGGGGCCAATATTAAAGCAGTGTCTATCTCCCCTGCCTCAAACAAAGCAGCCATAGTATCTATAGCAACTTTGGACTTTCCTGTGCCCATTTCCATAAACAAAGCATAGTATTCTTTACGCCAAGACTCTTTCCATGCTTGCCTTTGGTGTTCGTATGGTTCAGTCTTAAATTCATACATCTTTCTTTTCTCCTTGACACCTTACGTTATATAGAAATATATAAGATGGCAAGAGGCTACAAACCTCTTTGATAACGAAACATGAAACACGGAACACGGAGCTTACATGAGTAGCATTATAAGTTTAATGGAAGACGATGCGTCTTCCGACAGCATTGAAACCGTATCAGGTGAAGGGCTGAAATCAGTTGCTGAAATAGCAAAAAGAATTCGGGAAACCGAAGAAGAGATCGAAAAGATCGACACATATCTTAAGGAAAAGAAGAAAGAGTTACTGAAGTTAACGGATGAAGATATGCCGTCAATGCTTACAGAGCTCGGAGTTTCCTCTTTTACATTAGCGGATGGGGGTAAGGTAGAAGTAAAACCTTTATACGGCGCCGCTATTCCCGCGACAAAGAAAGAAGAAGCATTTGAATGGCTGCGAGACAACAATCATTCCGACATTATTAAGAATGTCGTATCTTGCAGTTTCGGCAGAGGCGAAGATAAAAAAGCCGCAGAGCTTTTATCAGATATCAGCAGAAAGGGTTTAGTGCCTGAACAGAAAGAAGGCGTGCACAGCTCCACTCTACGAGGGTGGGTGCGTGAACGTGTAGAAAATGGGGACTCATTCCCTATGGATTTATTTGGTGCTTTTGTAGGAGAGCGCGCAGTTATTAAGAAAGGAAAAATATAATGGCTGGTAAGGAAGTAGCAACGAAAAGAAAGACAGATGTTGCGGCATTTGACATGTCCATCTTCGAAGAGGATGCGGGTGTTGGTAATGAAAATATTACTCAAGACGATCTTGCATTACCGTTTCTCAAAATATTGTCTGGGCTCGATCCTCTGCTTGATGAGTTAGAAGATGCTCGCAAAGGGGACATTTATAATACGGTGACTGGAGAATTGTTTGCAGGAAAAGATGGCGTCAAGGTTATTCCGTGCGCGTATCAACGTCGATTTATTGAATGGGCGCCACGCGGCTCTGGAACTGGCGCTCCTGTTAATATCTTTACTCCAGATGAAAAGCGTCCCGATACAGAACGATCAAAAGAAGATAATCGTGATTATGTCAAAGGCGGAGACGGGACGTATATTGAAGATACTCATCAGCATTTTGTATTGGTTATGGACAAAGAAGGGACTGCGCAGCCTGCCTTGATTGCAATGAAGTCCACTCAACTTAAGAAATCACGTAAGTGGAATTCTATGGTGCAGGGACGCATGGCTACAGGTAAAGACGGCAAGCCGTTTCAAATGCCTCGGTTTAGTCACGTGTATAGTCTTAAGTCTGTGAAGGAGGAAAACAGCAAAGGTGCATGGCACGGCTGGGACATTTCTTTAGATAAGCAAGTAGACGAGGTCGCTGTTTATGGGCAGGCAAAGCAATTTGCTCAATCTATAAAAGCGGGTGATGTAAACGTTAAACATTCTCAGGATGACGAAAACAGCGGTAGCAACGACATACCGTTCTAATTTTAATGGGTCGCACTTAGTTGCGACCCTAATTGTCTCTTGAGGTTAAAATGTCTGACGCAAAAAAGTTTGCCGAAATATTTGACGGCCTAAAGCAAGCCTTTGGCACGTATAAAATAAATAAACAGCAGGCAAACGGCAAAAACACAGGGAAAGCCACTGTCGTTCGTGAAGAACGGACCACGGAGCTTTGGGAAGGCCACTTATCTGGCAAAGGCCAAAGCGTTGGTATTATTCCGATTAATGAAGAAAACAAAGTTAAGTGGGGTTGTATCGACGTCGATCAATACCCGCTTGACCACAAAAAGATTATTGAGCGGGTTCGAAAAATAAAGCTGCCTTTAATTGTATGCCGATCTAAATCAGGCGGCGCCCACCTGTTTATCTTTGTAGACGACTGGGTGCCCGCCAGAGAAATGCAGGATGTTCTAAATCACATGTCTGCGGCTCTTGGCTATGGCGGATCAGAGGTGTTTCCAAAGCAAGTAAAATTGTTTCTGGATCGGGGGGATGTAGGGAACTTCCTTAACTTACCCTACTATGATCAGGAAATGGGATTGCGGTACGCGTTTAATGACGATGGCGCTGCGGCGGATCTGGAAGACTTCTTTAAATTACACAAAGAGCATGTGCAAACACGCGAGCAGCTGCTTGCGCTAACAGTAGAAGAAAAGGCGGATGAGCTGTTACCCGACGGACCGCCATGCCTACAGCTACTAGCTAAGCAGCGTATTTCCGAAGGTGGGCGTAACAACGGCTTGTTTAATCTGGGCGTTTATCTGCGCAAAGCATATCCCGATAGCTGGGAGGCAGAAATCTTGACTTATAATATGCAGTATCTGGATCCGCCCTTGCCGTTGAGCGAAGTCAACATCGTTGCTAAGCAGCTTCAGAAAAAAGATTATGCGTTTAAATGCAAAGACGCTCCCATCAACAGTTATTGTAATGCGGAGCTATGTAGAACTAGGAAACATGGCATAGGAGCGGCTGTATCAGGGGCTACAATCGCGAACCTTCGCAAATACAACTCTATCCCACCAGTATGGTTTATGGACGTTAACGGGGAGCCTCTGGAGCTCGACACAGAAGCGTTGATGAACCAGAGCCAATTTCAGCGGTCTTGTGTAGAGCAGTTGAACCATCTACCGCGAACCGCGCGCAAGGAACAATGGGAAGCTAGGATTAATCAGTTGCTCATGGATATGACAGAAACCGAGGGCGCCATAGTAGAAGTGTCCGAGGATGCGTCGATTGACGGTCAGTTCTATGATTATCTGGAAGAGTTCTGTACAACAATGCAGCAGGCAGAAGTCAGGGAAGAAATATTATTGCGCCGACCTTTTACAGACGACGACGAAGGCCGCACGTATTTTAGGTTAAAAGACTTTGAAGCGCATCTGCGTAAAAACAAATTCTTTGAGTACAAGTCCCACAAGATTGCCCAGCGCCTACGGGATCGAAACGGAGAAAGCACCGTCGTAAAGATCAAAGGCAAAGCCGTGCGCGTATGGGTCATTCCCTCTTTTGATAACGTAGCCGTTGTTATGGATACCCCTGACTTCGGGGCAAATAACGAGGCACCGTTTTAATGTTTCGTATATTCGGCCCTCCGGGAACGGGCAAAACAACAACCCTGTTAAACATGGTAGATACAGCCATTCAAGGCGGTACAGAGCCCAGCAATATTGCGTTCCTAGCTTTTACCAGAAAAGCTGCATATGAAGCCAAGGAACGCGCCGCACGGCGCTTTGACCTGAACCCTGACAAAGACCTTCCGTATTTTAGGACGTTGCATTCTCTGGCCTATATGATGTTAGGCATTAAAGAAAACCAGCTCATGCAGAGAGAGCATTTTGACGAGCTATCAAATAAGATTGGCATAGTACTTACGATAAGATCGGCAGCGTTGGACGACGACGACGTGGGGCTCATAACGTCAGACCATCCCATCATAGGGTTAATCAATTTGTCACGGCTGAAGAAAACAAGCCTAAGAACCGAATACAATTGCAGCAGTTTAGAAGAAGACTGGATGACGGTGGATTATGTTAACCGAGCGTATCACGACTACAAGAACGCGCATGGTTTGATTGACTACACGGATATGCTGGTTGAATTTGTAGACAATGCCATCAATTACTGCCCAGAGTTTGATTTATGTTTCATGGACGAAGCTCAGGATTTATCCCCGTTACAGTGGGACATTGCGCATGCTTTGGATAAAAGGGCAAAGAGCATGTATGCTGCGGGGGATGACGATCAGGCCATTTATAAATGGGCAGGCGCAGACGTCGATCATTTTATAGGTTTGCCAAGCGGTTCTGAAGTGCTTGAGCAGTCGTATCGTATACCCGCAGAAGTACACAAAGTTGCCGAGAGCATATCTACTAGAATACAAAATAGATTTCCGAAGAAGTATTTGCCCCGAAAAGAAACAGGAAAAGTACAACGCATCTACAGTGTTTCCGAAGTTGACATGTCCGAGGGAGATTGGCTCGTGTTAGCGCAAGCAAACTACATGCTGTCTAGCGTAGCAACGCAGCTTAAGTACGACGGATACCTTTTTGAGCGTAACGGCCACCGATCCATATCCGAGAAGATAAGCACCGCTGTTAATGGGTGGGAGCGTCTACGAAAAGGGCATCAGATAGATTGTGATACCGCGCAGGCAATATACGATTATATGACAGGAAACGGGGTGCGCATTGCGCGGGGCTTCAAACGGTTTAGTGTCCACGATAAAGACAAAGTTTTTGATCTGCCGACTTTGCAGCTACAATACGGCCTCGGAGCAAACGATACCATGATCTGGCATGAGGCAATGGATAAGTTGCCAATGGTTGATCAAATATACATTACGTCGCTCTTGCGCAGGAAAGAAAAGTTTAATGCCGTGCCTCGCATAAAACTATCCACGATCCACGGGGCAAAAGGTGGAGAGGCTGACAACGTTGTTTTGTTTACCGATTTAACAACAGCCGCATTAAAAGAGCGCGGCGACGATATTCACCGTGTGTTTTACGTCGGCGTTACAAGAACAAGACAAAATTTATACATCGTTGAACCTGAAGACGTAACAAGGAGTTATATAATATGAACTGTTGGCACTGTAAAACTGAACTTATCTGGGGTGGGGATCACGACTGTGAAGACGATCCAGAGCATATTATGGAAACAAACCTGAGTTGTCCAAAGTGTGGAACTTTTGTCATGGTCTACTTACCAAGGGAGAAAGAAGATGAATCGTAAACAAATTTTAAACAAGGCAGACAACCTAGTAAACGGAGACCGCGCAAAAGATTATGGCGATGCATTTGAAAACCATGAGCGCATTGCTGACGGCTGGAACCTCATATTAAGTGCAGCCCTTCTAAGTCATGGTAAAATAACCCCCGCACATGTGGCTTTAATGATGGACTGGGTCAAAACCAGTCGCTTACTTGAAACCATAGACCATCTAGATTCATGGGTGGATAAATGTGGGTATTCCGCATTGGGTGCAGAATTTACAAAAAATCAAAGAGAGCAGGATGAAAACAACAAAAATGCAATTTCCACTATTCACGCCAAAAACTGAATGGGTTCCGCCCTCGGAGCTGCCAGACCTACGTGAAGCTAAAGTTCTATGTATAGACGTAGAAACAAGAGACCCGTATATTAAGCAAAAAGGACCGGGCTGGCCCACTAAAGACGGCGAGGTAATTGGCTATGCCATAGCCACCGAAGGGTGGTCGGGATACTTTCCAACACGGCATCTTGGCGGCGGCAATATCGACGAAAGCATTGTGAAGAAATGGCTACAAGCGCACCTTAAAACAGAATGCGACAAGGTCATGCATAACGCCCAATACGATCTGGGCTGGTGCCAAGCAATGGGCTTCGAAGTCAACGGACGTATCATAGATACTATGATGACCGCCAATCTGTTAGACGAAAATAGATTTAGCTACAGCCTTAACGCGCTGGGCTACGATTATCTAGGTCAAACGAAAAACGAAAAAGATCTGGTCGAAGCGGCAAAAGAATTTAACGTTGATCCTAAAAGCGAAATGTGGAAGCTGCCCGCCCAGTTCGTCGGGCAGTATGCAGAACAGGATGCAACACTGACCCTGAAACTATGGGAGCATTTCCAAATAATGCTCAACAGAGAAGATCTTTGGAATATCTGGGAGCTCGAAACCAAGTTGTTACCGTGTCTCGTCGATATGACCATGCGGGGCGTGCGGGTCGATCTGGATAAAGCCGAGCGCAGCAAACAACACGTGATGAAACGTGAAAAAGAATTAATGGTCAAAATTAAAAAGAGTGTTGGGACCGACGTAGAAATCTGGGCCGCGCAATCCATTGCCAAAGCCTTCGATAAAGTCGGGCTCGAATATCCCAGAACAGAAAAGGGCGCCCCGTCATTTACCAAGCAATTCCTAAGCGACCATCCGCACGAGCTGCCGCAAGCAATAGTACAAGCAAGATCGTATAATAAAATCAATGGCACCTTTATCGACGGCATTTTGCGCTTCGTTGGTAAAGACGGGCGCATACACGGGCATATCAATCAAATTAGATCAGACGATGGCGGTACGGTCTCTGGCCGCGTTTCCATGTCTAACCCCAACCTTCAGCAAATTCCTGCGCGGGATCCAGAACTGGGGCCAATGATCCGAAGCCTGTTTCTACCCGAAGAGGGCGAGCAATGGGCGTCCATAGATTTCTCGCAACAGGAACCACGGATCGCGGTTCATTACGCGGATGCATACGGCAAAAGCACCAAAACAGAGTTAAGTGGCGTCGTAGACATGGTGGATGCATATACAAATGATCCAGACACAGATTTCCATACAATGGTTGCAGAAATGACAGGGCTCAAGCGTAAAGCAGCCAAGTCCGTGGGGCTCGGCATCATTTATGGTATGGGCGTAAACAAGCTTGCAGGCGAATTGGACGTGTCCGTTGATGAAGCCAAAAGCATTTTAAAACAATTTAACTCAAAGTTGCCTTTTCTAAAGCAGCTCAATGGCGGAGTACAGCGTCGATTGGAAGATCGACGGTCCAGCGGATCCATACGGTCCTTGCAGGGGCGAAAGTGTAGATTTAATCTCTGGGAGCCAGACACGTTCGATATGCATAAAGCCATGCCTTACGACGAAGCAGTCGCGGCCCACGGTGCAACTACCCGTTTAAAGCGTGCAATGACCTACAAAGCGCTCAATCGTTTGATACAGGCGTCTGCCGCAGATATGACTAAGACGGCTTGGGTCAAAGTATACGAAGCAGGGCACCTACCGCTTATCCAAGTACACGACGAACTGGCATTTAGCGTGCCAAACTTGGAAAAAGCTAAAGAAATACGAGAAATTATGGAGAATTCTATGCCATTATGCATTCCAAACAAATGCGATATTGACATTGGAGCAAATTGGGGAGAGACTAAAGAGACTTAAACCTCGATCCGCAAATCACGCTGGTTTAAGTACTGCTCGATAATAGTCAAAAGCGGTTCTTTTTGTTCTCGCGTTGACATATTGACCTCACACTTGGCCCTCGTTTTCCATCCTTACGGAAACGAGGGTTTTTTTCTTGAACTTTCTATAAAATCTTATATATTCTCAGATAAAATAAGGGTTTTGTCACATGGATACAAAAAAATGGGCAAGTGTGCTTGTTCCACGGGAAACCTACGAGGAGCTGGTGGCTGTCGCTTTCATTGAAGGGCGCACGATTGGTGGTCAATTGCGCATGATGTTTGAATTTTGGAAAATTAAGAACCTTACACCAAATGATTTAAAGGTTGTTGAGGTTCAAAAAGAAAAAAATAAAGCGGCTAGGGACAAAGCTAAAAAAGAAGAGCTCGACACTGCCGCCAGAGAAGAATTAGATAAAATAGTTATCTAAACAAGATAACCCTTATTACGCCATCTTGAAGTTATTTTTTTAAGTTGCGCCTGAGCGCGCCATAAGTCTTGCTGCGCGCTCGACGAAGCATCGTTTCTTCGTGCCGTATCTTCAAGATTATCAACAATTGTATTCCAATACTTCAAAGTTCGCTTATCTAAGTAATGTAATGGAATACGTTTATCTTCAGTCATTTTTAGTTTGCCTCCTTCCGCCACGATTGTCCTTCTTACGAAAAGAAAGATTATACCTCTTCGCTTGGCTGTAGACGCACTGTGGAGATACGTTCAGCGCGCGAGCGGTCTCAGCTATAGTATAACCATCTTCAGAAAATTTTCGATAGTTTTCTAACGGTATGCCTTTTTTAAGAGGGTGATTGCTAAGTTCCGCCATCAGGTCTAATCCTCGGTCTAATTAATCTCGACACTTTATCAGTAGTCTGGCACGTCATCATAATATCATTGCCATAAAGGTCGTACAGATGGTTGTAGATACCATCTGCACTTCCGCTATTCATGGCCGACGCGCAATGTTTCTCGCTTTCAAACCAAACCGCAGTGTCAATCTTTTGATCCTGTACACTATAGGAAATCAAAAGAGCCGTAAAATACTCAATCATACGGCCCTCCAAATCAAAACGCCCACAATAATGACGGCTATAAGCAATGCCCAGATAACCATGCGCTTGCGCTTTTGAATTTCTGTTTCCGCCACCAGTTGCCCCTGAACAGAACGCTCGACAGCTTCAACAAAGGGATCGACCTTCGGCTTTTCTATCGTGCGAATGCGATCGCGCGCCACGGGCATTTTTTTGTTAGCTTTAGCATTATCGGCTTTAACATTTGCTTTAACCCATTTGGTCACCTCAGTTTTAGCCCAGTGCTTTTTGTTCTTCAGTTTTTCTGGGACATACATTGAATCGACGGGTGGTGGAAAGGTCTTGAGCCGTGTACGACGGTAAATGGTTTGTACAGATAAACCAGTGAGCTCGACGACTTGGTCGATATTTAATAATTGTTTTGGCATTGTTTCCTCCTTACCAATTTAAATTAATTTTTCTTTTTTTGATGAGCCATAAACCTGTTCAATTTCTAGCCCCATCAAAGTGGCCTTACCCCTTTTGTCTACATAGAATTCAACGTAAGCCTTAAATATTTTATTAAGAGATTTATAGCAGTCACAGACTACAAAAACTTTCTCTTCTCCTAATCCACTTAGGGCAACAGCCGTTTCAATTTCGAACGCGTGAGGGATAAAACCTTTTTTCTTAACAGCAATCTGCGCCCTTTTAAGTAAATCTAAATTTTTTGACGAAATATAACTTTTCGAAAAAACATATCTATTAAAGGGGTTCATATTTCCTCCTTACCAATTTAAAGGTTTTTCGTCCCCAGTAATGGGGCAATCAAAGTGGCCATCAGCATTAATGTCCTGCTTGTGATCTTCTTTTAGAATTTGATAGAACTCCTCTTCGTTTTTGGCTTCGATCGTGCCAAACATAGCACCGTAGTCGCCATCAAAACAAAAATGATACTTATGCATTTTCGCACTCCTCTTCATATTCTTTATAATCCTGAATACGCTTAGCGGTGCGCTCTTTTAAATGCTCTGGGAGCTCGGCGCCCTGATAAAGAAAAGCGCTGTCCTCATAAAGAATGTCCATCCACGGTTCAGCGCACATGGGAAGCGGCTTATGATACACTTCCACGTCGTCAGGATATTCCCAATTGTGAAGATAAACGCAGTGCTTATCGTCAATGACTTGCGTCCAATGCAAATCATAACCCGTGCGCTCGCCCAAGCTAATGGCCAATGCTTTGCGTCGTTTGACGTCTTCGTTTTCATTACTCATCTTCACAACCTTCTAAAGTATACAGGATTGAACCGTCTTCGTTCTTATCAAAATCACCATCATAACTTTTTCGGTGAGTTTCGACGCTTCCTTTTTCAATTATCTGGATAGCCTCATCTTCGTTTTTGGCTTCCACCTCATGCGACTCTACAACCATGTAGCTGCGTAAAAGATTAAATTTTGGCATCATTTACCTCCTTATGATTTTCCCAATACATTTCAGTTTTAACGTTTTGATAGCGACAGTAACCAATAGCTTCGTGGGCTAAGCGTTGTTCAGTATGCTCGCCAAACATGGCTTTAGTCGTGCCATCATCCTGCAAAACTAAATCCATAAAGTAACCCCCTTCCCCGTCTTTATTGTCCCAAGCCAAGACGCGCCCGTTACGAGATAACGAAACAGGCGCCGCACCCAATATGACGCTCAGCTCACACGCCGTATCGACAAACTTGGAAATGCACTCAGGCATTGGTTCATGGAATTCGTAACACATTATTCCGCCTCCTTATCGGGCTCAATGCGCCACGTTCCATTCCTAACATCCGCAAACTCGAAGCAGTTGAGAAACTTCTCTTCCGCTTCTTTCACACTATCCGCTTCAATAGCTTCGGATAGCTCAACAGTGACCCTGTACAACATTATTTAACCCCCGCTTTCTTACCGAGGTTCTTGAACCGCTCCATCAGATCCCGATTAATCATAAGAGTGTTTTCACTTAGATCCGCTTGCAAGTTTCTGATGGCATTCTCCAACCGTTCGATCGAACAGTTAATCTGCCCGTAGTAAGGTATTTCTTTTTCGAAAGCCTCACGATCCGCTTTCTTCCAATCTTTTAAAAGATTTTCAAAAAGAGTTATGTCCGCCTTAGCAGCGTCCAATTGCTGCCTAAAGTGGTTTTCCAAAATATGGTACTTAATTTTCATTGTCGTCTCCTTGTTACTTGACAAATATAAGATGATATAAGATATATGGGTTTGTCAAGTAAAAAAACAAGGAGGTAATATTATGAAAGTAGAAGCGACCGTCGAAAACTGCGAAGAATGCAGTGGCACGGGTAAAATATCATATGAACGGCCAGAGCCGTGGTTATGTAGAGATAGCCCCCCTTCTTTAGAAGAGGTCACAGAAGACTGCGAAGAATGCGGCGGTTTAGGGACAGTGCAAATAATTAATTTAGATTCGGAAAGCGAAGAACTGAAACAAATACTTAATGCGGAAAGAAAAAAAATGCTCACAACGATAACAGATAAAAGACCCACCTTAAAAGAAGCTCAAGATATAGTCGGTGGTTATGTGGAAATGGTCATAGATACTGACCTAATGCAGCTCATGGTCGATGAAGAGGGGCTCCTAAAAAACTTACCCTTCAATCCCGAAGCCAGCAAAATGGCCGACCGTCATATTGTAGGCAGCGCGCTCGTTCTGACGGGCGCCGCCATGTGGACGCACGAAGAAACACCCGCGCAACAACCCATCGACGAAATGCTCGACGGCATCTTTAAAAAAGTTTTTAAAGATAAATGGTAAAAAACACGGCGCCGTGGTACATTTAAGTATGGCAAATAAATTAGAAAATATGATTATAGACGCTAAAGTCACAACCGAGGTCATATCCGATGCGCTCGATGAGTGCTTCGGTTATGATTGTGAGCCCCACGTCGTCTATACATCAGCACTTCAAACAGTCCTGCTTAGCATGCTCCAACAAACCAACGATAAACAAAGCGTCATAGACGCGGCCAAGTTTTGTATAACAGCCGCATCCCTCATAGACGAATTAGATGAAAGCACCATCCACTAATGATTTTTATAAATAAACAAAAAAACCTTATCGACGTCGTGTCCTCTCGCAAAGCTGCTGAAAAAGAATACGACGATATCGTTTGGGATTACGGGGTCAACGACCCACGGCTCGCGGAGCTCGCAAATCAGATCCAAGAATATGAAGAGCTCGAAAAGGAAGGCGTCACAATTTCACCTAATTTTTGATGTTTCACGTGAAACAATTTAAAATCGTTTAAAAACAAAGGTTTAAGGTGCGACAATATGTCGCATCGTAAATATTAGTAAACCGTGATACTCTTACGTATCAAACAAAGTTTGATACGTTATTTGACATCGTTGATTTTAGCCGACTAGGGCAATGTTTCACGTGAAACAATTGAACCCGATAATGTCTATTCCAACTTAACAATGAGGTTAATATTATGGTTAAAATAAAACCAGTTAACAATACAACCAGCGACACAAATCGGTATTGCGGACCGGCTGTGATCAGCGCTGTAACGGGAATGACTACAGGAGAAGCTGCAAGGCTGATCCGACATGTCAGCGGTCAAAGGAAAGTGACAGGTTCTCATACCTTCCACGTTCTTCGGGCCATGTCACTTTGCAACATTCAAAATGTTAAAACGACGGTTACTACCAAACCAACGTTAGCTCAGTGGCTCAAAGGTTCAAAAGACATTCGAACCTCTGGCCGAGTTTTCCTGATCGTTGCAGGCAATCACTTTCAGTTGGTCGAAGGCCGACGGTACGTTTGCGGAAGAACACGAGACATAGTCAGCGTTCGAAGCAAGTATGTGAAGCGAAGGTGTCGAGTCGAAACGGTTCACGAGCTAATCAACGAAGGTAAAATACAAATACCAAACGCAGCTCGTAAGCCTAAGACCGTGGACCACGCGGCCAGTAACAGAGCCAAAGCACAACGCTTTGCTAAAAAGCTGGACGTCAAAATCAATATCGAAAGATACTATGATTATGACAACCGCTTCTCCCAGTATTGGGTCGATGGATACAAAGACGTCGATACCAAGGGCGAGCCTATGGACTTTTCTCACGAAGGGATCCTCGATGGCCACTGCGCTTACGACTGGGGCGAAGTTCTTGAGAAGCTCTCTGCTATCGAAGGTTATCGCGAAGAACATGGGTACAATGTTAAGGAGGGCGTGTAATGAACATTTCCTTTGAACCCTCCTATGAGCTCGATGACTTCGATAAAAAAGTAGCCGATGAATTGGAATACCATTTCTACGGTTCGAGCGCCTTCGATTGGATAGCCGATGTAAACTTCCAAGAAGTATACAAATACTTATCCAATAGAACTCCGAAGGGATCGTCTTTCCAAGTGTTTTTTGTACCAGTTCACGTTAAGGTCGGGTACAAGATACTTAACAGCACCCCACAAGACGTAGACGCACATTGGTTAGGCACCTACCATGTAGAATAAACAACGAACCCCGCTTCACGGCGGGGTTTTTTTATGCCATGTTACATAAAAGGAGGATACCATGTCAAAAATTAGAAAAATAAAAAAAGAAGGCAATTTGCCTGATTACTACTATGTGCTGCCAAACAAGGATCGGATCGACATTCTTGTTCTGCGATCCAAAAGAGGAAATACATATACAATGCACCTCCCGCAGCCGCACGGCGTTAAAGTCTTTCATAAGATGAACGAAATGCGCGAATTCCTGATCGCGGCCTTCGGTACATAATAAACGCCTTATATGTATATACGGCCAGAAAAATAAAAAAAATAATTTTTCAAAAAGTAGCCGCAACCAGTGTAACCGTGTAACTTTCCTTAATTCTCCTTATTATATAAGGACTTATTAGTTACAAAGTTAGTTACACTGTTTTTTGGCAGGTGTAACCGTGCTTAATGGGCGAAAGTCGTTATGCGGGTTTTAAAATAAAAAAAATAATTTTTGTTTTTCTGGCTATATATACATAAAGCGTGTTTACAAGAATATATCCTTTGGTTTAGAGTGAACTTACTTTATTTTACGAAGGAGAAAAAAATGAATAAAGCGGATCGTTATGTCATTCCTGAAGGTGCCGAGCGCCCTAAGAAAAAATACCTGAAGAAATACTTACCCGAAGATAAACCGTTAAACAGGCGCGAAGAGCTTTTTGTTAAAGAGCTCGTGTCAAAAGATGGTCAGATAACATTGCGCGATGCAGCGACTAACGCGGGATATCCTGCTAAGTCTGCGCACGTGCGAGCTCATGAACTCACTAACCCTGCAATTAAACCCAACGTTGTTAAAGCGATTAAGCAATATAGGGCCGAGCTGGATCAAAAGTATGGCGTCGAATATAAACGGCACCTTAAAGACTTACAAACGATCCGCGATGCTGCATTAGATAACGGCGCGTTTAGTGCTGCCGTCCAAGCCGAATACCGTCGAGGGCAAGCGCAAGGGGATATTTACGTCAATAAATCTGAAATACGGCATGGAACTATTGATAGCATGTCTAAAGAAGAAGTGTTAAACGCTATTAAAGAGCTAAAGCAAACATATGACCCAGTCACTATTGACATCACTCCCGTCGAAAAAAGCGACAAAAACCGCGACAAAGCCAGAGAGCGCGTTTTGGGGACAGTTTCGGAAAAAAGTGATGATGCTGCGGAAGTCTTGGAAAATGGAGAGGATTGAAAACTGGGCGGGGCTTGGTTTTCCTGACGTTTTCATAAACGCGGACGGGCAGTTTCACTTGTTGGAATTGAAATATTCTGAGCATAACGCGGTAAAGCTGCGACCTCATCAAGTATCTTTTCATAGCCGCAATCAAAACGGTTCAAGTTGGATATTGGTTAAGCGAGCGCCTGAAAATAAAACAGCTGGATATGAAATGTGTCTTTACCATGCATCGCAGGCTATTGAAGTATCTCAAAACGGTTTAAAGACAAAACCAAAGTATAAACAGAATAGTCGGGATAATTGGGAAAATCTTTTTGACGCAATAACAAAACAAAAAGAGGCGCCGCAATGCTTTGGCTATTAGACTATTTTGCTAAATGGCTGGATAGGGGTGAAACAGATATAGATAAAGAGCTGAAACAAGTTTATGAGAGATTAGGCTGGGATCGCCATGATGATGACAAGCGGGGCAAATGAGCCCCGTTTTTTTATTTGACAAAAAAAGCTGCATAGTTTACGGGTTTTTACATAATTAGTTTATGGAGGTCAAAATGACTAATGCAAAAATAACTATTAATCCAAAATACCTTAAAGCCGCAATGATATGCGCATCAACGGAGGGAACCCGATATTATTTAAACGGCGTTCATTTTATTATTACGCGGAATTGGGTCCGCTTAGTATCAACAGACGGGCATCGCGCTTTTTATTTTAAAGATGAATTGGAAGTGACTACCCGCTCCGCTTTTCCAGATAATAAGTTGGATTTAATAGTCGATTTAAAAGACTTAAAAAAAGCTTTAACAGGCATAAAAGTTAATTCTGGGGATATTGAAATTAACTTTGAAAAAGAGCATGCCATAATTAATGGCGTGCAATGTCAGTATATTGACGCAACTTATCCAGATACTACCCGCATAATTCCACAGATCGATAGCCAGCCAGAATGTTATCAAAAATTAGACGGCAAGCCTTTTGAAATACAATTAGATCCTATTTATGTTGGTGACTTTGGTAAAATGGCTAAATTGCTTGGAATAAGTCCTGCCAAAGTTTTTATTAAAAAGTTTGGTTTAAGCCCTGCAATTGTAAATTTTGGATCAGAATATAATTGCTTTGCGTTGGTTATGCCAAAACGTACTTTAGATGAGATGGGTTCGGGAATAGCTTTTCATACAATGCAGTCGATTGCTTCGACCGTTGTTAATAAACCCCAGCTAAGGGAGGCGTCTTAATGTATGAGGTTTATAAATGGGAACGGGACCAACTTGATCAAACGTATTGGGCAGGCAAGGGGAAGCACGAAAAGAAATTAGAAATTTTGCACGATCTAATAGACGATCGAATTGTTTATAAAAGAACGTTATCCCCTTGCGGCTATTATTACACTTCAACTAAGGCTTATATGCCCAGTTCACAAAAAGGCGGGAAAAATTGGCGTTTGGAGCAATTAAGACGGGCAAAAAATGCTTATTATCGTTTGTTTAATGATGGAGATTATAATCAACTTTTTGGCAATGCTTTAAAAGAATTGCCGCCTTTAATGGGTTATCGCTCACTTTGCCCCAGAAATATTGACCGTGTTATAGATCTAAAAATTAAGCGCGCTTGGAATGAGCAATTCGTGAATTTATAAAAAACTTGCCATTTACTGAAATTTACTATTTAACTTAGGGCGGGGTAAAACCGCCCCTTTTTTATGAGGTCAAAAAATGAAAGTACATCACACGAAATACAAGCCGCGTTATGAGGCGTTTATTCTGGAAAATTTAGATTTTGATTATGATGGTAAACTAATACACGTGAAGCCGTCTAAAGATGAAAAAATCAGATATTTGGCCAAACGTTTTAAACGCGAGAAAAAATGGCAAATTGAGCAGGACGGCGTCCGCCCCGCTTTAATTGATTGGCTGGCAGGCATCGCGCTGCCTATTCCCGTTTATAACGGGGATATAATAGAACTAGCGGAACGCTTGGGCTCAATAGACAAAAACCCCAGCGATCAACTTATAGAACGGGTTTTAGAAAATTATTTCCCATTTATGGCTAATATTATTTTGAATATGGAAGGTTTCACAAAATGTTTGAACGATTAAATTTATTTCACACGCCAGAAGATTGGCAGGAATTGCACGCTAAAATCGAAGAGCACGGCGGCGGGGAAAGAACGGTTGCAACGCTTTTTGCTGCAATGGGCTGGAATTTAGCAATTAGCTTGTTTGATAAAGCAGGAAGCGATCAAACCCGCCCCAGCGGATTGGTTCCCGAAAAGCTTAATTCATTTCCCGTTTTAGCTAAAGCGCCATATCATGGCAGGATTGGCGGAGATTATGCCGTTTTAGTACGTCGCAACGATAATGAGCTGCACCCCTACGTCGTTGCACATTGGAATAAAGACGCGAAAACGAATTGGAATTGGGGCAATTATTTTGAGACTTATGAAAACGCTTTAGAGTGTTTCATTAAAAAGAGCTCAAAACAAACAAGCGAAGCAAAAACGGGTTAAACTTTACATTTACTTAAATTTACTGTTTAACTAAGGGGCGGGGCAATCCTGCCCCTTTTTTAATGTGAGGTAAAAATGATTGAAGTGACCAAAAAACAAATAGACGCTTTACATAAAGAGGCGTTTGAATTGGAAAATAAAGCAAATAGCCTGCGGCAAAATTTGATAGATTTACAATGGAAAATTAACGCGCTTATACATCCAGAAAAGGGAGATTAAAAAAATGGCTTATATTTGTTTTAAACGCGATTGGTGGAGGGATAACCCCAAATACCCAAACGGCTTAGAGCCCTGCGCAGGGCCTAAGAGCTATTATAAAAATCAAGTTTTTGATTGCGAGCAGGAAGCGCGCGAATTTTGCCAAGAATATAATGAAAATAATGACGCTGGGCGCTATTCCCGAAAAATGGAATTTGAAGAGCTGGACTTGCGAGTAGTGACCCCGCGCGCCCATGCTGCCCCAAAATATCAACGCTATAATTTTTGAGGGGTTTTAAAATGTTAGATCAAGAGGGATTTTCAAAAACAGAATTACAAGATGCGTTCGTTCGCGTTTTCGATGATTGCAACGGAAATTTAACCGATCAAGATTTAGAACGGTTGCGCCGTTTTGAATTGATCGAAGTTGAACATTTAAAAACCATTTCTGGCCGCAATGAATTATGGCCAGATCAAAACGATGATAGCAAATTTATTTATTGCCAAATGTCCGCCCGTTTTAACGCCCGCCAATCAAATAATCATATTCAGGATCATTTAAGATTATTCGAGCGCCGTTTGGCGAATACATGGTGTTATTTTTTTGGGGTTGGCCGTTGCCATTGCTCGCACGATTGCTGCGGGTGCGCGTTTGATCAATGGACTACATGCACAATAGAGCCCCATTCAATCGGGGTTTTTAGCCTTCCAGATAGCGCTTATAATAAAAACCACCAATACCAGCTCGTTTTTAATATTGAGCATTGCATAGGCTATAATCACTAAAACTTGCTATTTACTGAAATTTACTATTTAAATGGGGCTGGGGCATTCCCGCCCCTTTTTTATGTGAGGTAATCAAATGAATAAAGAACGCAGAAAAATCATTAAAGACGTCATTGAAAAGCTGGATGATGCACATGCTAAACTCGAAGAGGTATACGAGGCGGAGCAGGAAGCGATTGAAAACATGCCTGAAAACTTGCGCTATTCAACTAAAGGCGAAGAGCGCGAAGAAATCGCGGACAATATTGAAGAGCATATGAACGCTGTTGATAGCTTACGTTGTGAGCTGGAAGAAATCGCGGAGGGCGCGTAATGGAAGCTTTTTATCAAAATAGAAATTTGCGTTTAAAACGCGTCTTTTTTAAAAAAAGAGAAATTGAACTAATCAAGATTGGTTTGGATCATTTAGTTAATGACAATAAAATAAAAATACCCGCCAAAGATAAGCTTACCCTTAGCGCTTTAATAAGGGATTTTAAGGGTAGCATGTAAATATCCCCAGTTCGCGCATCCAGCGCGCTTATAAGCTTTCAAAACGTATCCCCGCTAGAAATGGCGGGGATTTTTTTTATCTATGTTAAAAACCGGTAAAACAGCGCCCCGCGCGCCGTCCCCAGTTATCCTAAAACTTATGGGCTGGCAGCGCGAACGGCGGCAGCTGCCGCTCGATGTTGTATTTTAATTCCCGTGTTTGTTTGTTTGTTTGTCATCTTTTGACATACAGCCAGCGCCCCAGATCCGCGCGCCGCGTGCCGCGTTCGCTGGGGATTGGCGCCAGATCCAGCTGGCCGTTCTACTGGGGAAAATGTGCAACATCGAGCGGCAGCCGTCGCGTTTTTCGCTGCCAGCTGGCCATGATCCGCGTGCCGCGACTAGGGGCCCCAGCTCCAATAGAGGCTAAAAAATGCAGCAAAAACAACGATTTAAGCAGCAAAAATTTTTACCCCATCCCCCCCACACGCGCGCATAAAGTGCATGTTCGTCACTAACAATACAAAAATAAAATTATACGAATATTTTCAATCGGTTATGGAATGTTTCACGTGAAACATCGTAAAACGTAAAAAGGTTTGCATGTTTCAGTTTTGCTGGTAAAAGTTTGGGTATAAAAATTTTTAAAAATTTAAAACATATCATCTTATAAAATCTTATACGGTGATACGTTTCAGGAGCCTCGATGCCGACTATAAATTCCGAGAATGCCAGCGAAAGATTACTGAAGCTTCAATATCGGTTGGCGCAGATCGAAAAAAAGGAGCGGTCATACGAAGATTTCCTTACTTTTGTGAAACTTATGTGGCCAGAATTTATTGCAGGAAACCACCATAAGATAATCGCAGATAAATTGCAGAGGATCGCATCTGGCGAATTAAAAAGATTAATCGTCAATATGCCTCCGAGACACACGAAGTCTGAGTTTGCATCCTTTTTGTTTCCCGCGTGGATGATGGGACGCAATCCCAACATGAAGATCATTCAGGCGACGCACACAACCGAGCTCGCGGTGGGCTTTGGTAGAAAAGTTAAGAACCTTCTGGACAGAGACGACTACAAAGAACTTTTTGACACGCGATTAGCGGCAGACTCAAAAGCTTCTGGACGTTTCGACACGGATCGCGGCGGCATGTACTATGCTGTTGGTGTGGGCTCGAACTTAGCTGGTCGTGGTGGTGATCTGGTGATTATTGAT